AAAGAACTCATTTTATTTACTGCCATAGCCGCTTAGGCTTGGCGATTTTTTAACGAACTATTGTTTTAAAGAATGTAGAATATGATAATATCCTGCATACTACGTTTCTTTTAGTCTGACACACCCTTAATGCTTCCATATAGGGATTAGTGGAGATAATCTTATCATTTACATCAAGTTCATTGAAAAGCCGTGCCAATAAATACGTTTTTCCAAGTGTTGGCGGATATATATAAAAACACCGATTACCAATATTAAAACCAATAGGTTTCTCCATAATGGTATCGGCAATATCCATTTCCATGCATTTATTATCTTCCATAATAAAAAAATATTAGAGCAGAAGCGGATTCAAACCACTCCCTTATGATAACATACGCGCGCTCACTACGTAAATTCTGCATATAGCAGGTTTGTCCTACCAACCTGCAAAGGGCGTCTATTCCGCTTGCCATTTATTCGTCGAACAGCTCAACCGGCAGATGTATATTTTGCAGCAATCTCAACAACTTCCCCTTCCTTGATAGTTGCAGAGGTTTGTGCAGGTTTGGTCTTACCACTTACATCCTTATACTGGATAGTAACACTTCCCTTAGTGGCAAATACCTGTACCCCACTCTTGTGCCAGTCTTCTTCAGTAGATAACTTCCACATGCCGACTCCACCATCATCAGAGATGACTACTTTCAGGCTGCCGGCACCGCTAAAATTTACAACTTCATGTTTCACCTGATTACCGGTTGAAGGTTTCAGTACATCAAAGGTATATTTCCATTTCTTACCATTCTCTGTATCAAAAGTCTCCTCCATAGACATGGCAGAACGGTCAATAACGATACCCTCGACTGTTGGATCTTCCGGCTGCAACTTTACAGCATATTCCCCAGAGATGATACCATCAATATCTTCAACAGGCTTTGCGCGTCCTTTTCCTGCACGAAGCTCAAATTCAAACGTGTAAGTATTAGCAGCATATTTTACAGCTTCATTTTCTCCACCCTCGATTTTAGCTTCCTTTTTGGCGCCTTTTGTTGGTGTCAACTTTGTTGAATTCTCAACAGGAGTAGGAATATCAATCCAAGATGTTGGCGACTTTCCGCCATCACCTAATTTACCAATCTTAATAACGGGCTTTCCCCATGATAGTTCCATAATCTTTATTCATTTATTTGTTTATACAATAACTTGTTATTGATGAAGTGCTCGTCTTTCCCGTTCACTTCAAGTACCCTTTGTTTATTCAGCGTAAAGCGGTAACTTTCCCCACGCCCTACTTCGAGAAGCTTATAGGCAATCTTGCATAACTCACGCAAACGAATTGATTTTTCCTCTGCTTGTCCGCCCCGAATATCATCTGGGACGTAAATATTCACATTCACAAAAGCTTCCTGCATCTGGCCTGATTCGTTATCGAGAATAGAAATGACAATGTCCTCCAAGTTAGAATCTTTGGGACGCCTTGTCTTCCTAAGCTTCCCTGTAACAGCCTTTTCAAGAGCAGAACCTTTGATGAACTTATAAATATCATCCTTGATTTCAATATCTGACTTCATCATGCAACAATTTGAGTTTTAAGTTTCATCATCATCTTAGGAAGCTCCTTCCTTGCAAACAATTCAGCGGAAGCAAGCACATTCTTGTTATCCATAGCCTCTACGAGTTCGGCATAATTCATTCCGGCAACAACGATAAGTGCATAACCGCTTACATATTGTTTTGCGATTTCAGTTGCAAGCTCTTTACCTTCCTTGATACCATCAGTACCTTGCTTCACTTGATTAAACGTTGAGTACTTAATGATTTTACCATTATGAACGATTACATAACCAATAGAACTACGCAAGTTGCCTGACTGGTCAAACCAGCTTAATTCTTGCGGCCTGTCCTTCGCTTCAATAATGCATAATTCTCCAAGATACGAAAGTGCACGTATGGTAAGCGTATTGACACGTTCTACTTCAGCTTTAATTGCTGCATTGATTTCGCTCATCGACGTAATCATCTTTATACCCATAACTTACAGTAAGTTTGATAGCGATGGAAGCCTTTCACTTTACATTCACGTTCAATGCCTCCAAGAAGGAATAGCTTTACTTTATCATCAATAGCAAACTCTCTACAATCAGCATCAAGTCGGACAACAGCCGAATACTTTCTGACAACACCATCCTCAAATACTCTTTCCTCTGCTTTCCCATTAGGCACATGACGACACGGAATATCACCTTCATAATGGCTTTCACCTTCATGGTAATCTCCATTGTCATCCTCGTACCCGGGAGTAATTACGAGATATTTTAGCTTGTGGGGTCTATCATCAAGTATCATAATCATCCTCCTACGTATACAGTTGGCTCACTAAAGCATTTATCATCCTCTCCAATGGAACGGTAAATTGAATTAGCAAGTTTCTTAGCTTCTTCAACCTTCTTATCAGACAAACTCATAGAAACATCACCTTCTGTATAGTTTTGCGCTTGAACAAGGCTTCGCAAACAATCAGCAACAGCACCTTTGAAAGGCTTGCTTTTAAAGATTTCAACAGTACATTCATCATTACCATTTAGCTCTCTCTCAAGAAGGCGATTCTCGAAGAAGCCACTACTTAATTTGTAGTGGACTTCATCTTTCAGTGCTTGTAGGATTGTCTTCATTATCATTAAGCCTTATGTGATTCAACAGATGCTCTTAACGCTTCTTCCTGTTCGTCACTAAGCATATTAACTTTTTCAATCAACTTTGCATCAGTGATATTGGAAGCAACACGTTCATTGGAGACAGACTTCAATGCAGCTATAAATTCAGGCTTTTTGTAGGTCGCTCCCCAAATCGTAATCTTCACATCACCAGAATCTTTGGTTTCTTCTTCTTGATTGACAACTTGCCCTTCAGAGAAATCATAGACATAAATCTGATCTACATCTTCAATGATTGGAGCTACAAAAGCTTGTCCGGAAGTTACTTCCCGTAATGGGTTTACGAGTGAATATTTGGATATCAGCTTGAAAGTATCCACAAGTCTGTAAATTACATTCTTAACAGGATTAGTTTGTTCTGCCAACCGCCCATATACCAAAGTTCCAACGACTTCATTACAGATGAATACAAGCCTATTAGCATTCCACGGCTTGACCGAACGCTTTTTGCCATCTTCTTCAAAAATGACAGAGCGGTCAATGATTTTAAACGTAATACCACCGTTATCATCAGCAAAAGCTTCATTGAATTTAGCTCCTGTTGGAGTCGGAAGAATTGTATCCGAAGTGAATGATTGACCAATGTAATTAGCAACAAGTTCTTTCGCCCCTTGTGTCTGTCTCAATTTGTCATAAGCAGATTTAGCAATACAAATCTTGATAATAGAATTGCCGTCATTGTCTGCCTTGGAGATAACACGTTTGATATCTTCAAGAGAGATTTCATCTTTCACGGTAGCCCCGAATGTATTATCTTTCAAATAATTAAAATTCAGACGCATCAATGCATTAGGCTTATCTTCATCTTTAATGGCAACATATCCATTAGAGAGAGCAAACAAGAAGTTATATTCATTTCTTTCGTCAATACCGACAGAGCAAGAAACTGCATCATTGGCAAGTTTACCAGCAATAACTTTTGCATTGCCTCCTTGAGCTTCCATCACATTGATATTATTGATGTCTGACTCTTTCAGAATTTTGGACATACCGATTTTGGGCAACTTTCCGTTAGCCGATGCAATGCTGTCACGGCTTTTAACCGGCAGTTCGGAATCTACAGCCACAAAATCAGCAGCTACATAGGTTGTATTAACAGAAGTGCTTTCCCATTTATTATCTGGGGAATATTCCATACGCAACATGGCACCATCCCCTTTGTGAAGATAGGTAAGGTTTTGGTTTCTCTTACCGTTTACCTTTTCAATTAGCCGTTGTAGTTTCGGAAAAAACTTAGCAACATATTTTTGAAATAATGATTCATTCATAAATTATACCTCCATTGTTAGTCGTGTTCAAAAACAAGTGTTGGAATAGCCGATTTCAAAGCAGCCTTGATTGTATCCAACGGATAAGGACTGGCAACATCATTAACTACCCCGGTGTGCATAATCGACACGAACGGTTCTTTTACTGATTTAGTTACATAGCATACACCTGCATATTCATGACTCTCTGGTAATGCTTCATAAGCGTCTCCTTTGGAATTGACCGGCATAGGCTTGTATGTGTCGGATTCCGTATCACGAATAATCACATGACCTGCACGGATAAACTCTCCTTTGAAATTAGCCACATCTAACACTTTACCGCCTTTAATACCTGCTATGTATTTGCGGATGACAATCGGATCGTTTCCGAACCCGAAAGATTCAATGGTACCTACATCTACTGCTCCCATTTTTCCATTTAATTTTAATTATTACAAAATATCAGCCATTTCATCAATTTCATTATCGCTGAATGGCTCCTCTTCTTTAGGTTTACCACCACCGGCAGCAGGCGGCATTCCAGTAGTAGAAAGTCCAGCATCTGCCCGTTCTTGATTGTAAGCCTTCAAATCCTCTTC